GGCGGCGGCGACGAAGACATGGGCGACGAAGGCATGGGCGACGAAGACATGGGCGACGAAGAAGACGAGATGGACGAAGACATGATGATGGAAAATATCAATCTTCAGAAGGTTCCAGTAACTCATGGTGACGATGGTGCACAGACAAAGAGCCCAATCGGTAAGACAGCAAATTCAGGACAAGCAGGAATGGACAGCAGACCAGTAAAGTTCGCTGGTTATTCAGAAACAGTTCCAACTAGTCCTAAAGGTCCAAGCAACTACGGTTCAAAGAGCGAAGGCAATCTTCCAGGAGCAGGTAACTTCAAGAACGTTCCAGGTAAGAACAACTTCAAGGACAAGGGTGACGCAACACCAAAGCCTGTGAAGAAGGATGAAGCATCCGGAACACACAGCCCAGTTGCAGAATCCCGTCGTCCTACCCGCAAGCCAATTAGATAATATAAGGGATCTGGGAACAAATGGCTTTGTATCTCTCAGACGATTCGGTTACACGTAATTCCGAATCTTTTAATGCAGAAGGTAAATCTGCATATGTGTATAGATGGACTCACGTACCTACTGGAAAGTGGTACGTGGGTTCACGTACAGCAAAGGGATGCCATCCAAACGACGGCTATTTCTGTTCAAGTAGAGAAGTAAAGCCATTGATTCAATCTAATCCATCTGAATGGAAAAGAGAGATACTTGCAACAGGTGATGCAGCACAAATGCGTAACTTAGAAGCAGAAATGTTGAAACAATCGGATGCAAAAAATGATCCGAAAAGTTTCAATAGACACAACGGTGACGGCAAGTTTACTACATTAGGTCGCATTGAACCGGAAGATATGAAACAAGCACGAGCAGCTAAACTAAAAGGTATTAAGAAACCTGAAGGATTTGGCGACATGGTTAGTGCAGTTCATAAAGGTAAATCTGTATCAGATATTACTAAACAAAAAATTGGAATTGCCAGCACCGGCAGAGTACAAAGTGATAGTGCTAGAGAAAAAAATAGATTGGCACACCTCGGCGAGAAGAATCATTTTTATGGCAAAACTCACACAGATGAGACGAAAATAAAGTGTGGTTCTAAAAACAAGGGAACCAAATCAACAAAATGGAAAGGATATTGGATTGCTCCTTCTGGTGAAAAATTTACCACCATCAAAGAAGCTCATTTAAAATATCCAGTTGTTGCTTTGAATAATTTAAGAATATGGTGCAATACTAATAAAAATGGATGGTCATTTGAACCATGTGGAGAAATACATGGCTAATAGTTATCTAAGAGAAAATCTCACTTTTGATAAAGCAGGGATGATTGTTGAGTCTGTAAAAGAAGGCGACGACAGTCTAAAAACTCTGTATATGAAAGGTATTTTCATCATGGGCGGAATTAAGAATGCGAACGAGCGTATTTACCCCGTCCGAGAAATTGAAACTGCTGTGGAAACTCTCAATAAACAAATTCATGAGGGTTACTCAGTTCTGGGCGAAGTTGATCACCCAGATGATCTCAAAATCAATCTAGATCGTGTATCTCATATGATCACTCATATGTGGATGGACGGTGCTAATGGTTTTGGGAAATTGAAAATTCTTCCGACTCCAATGGGTCAACTCGTAAGAACAATGTTGGAATCGGGAGTGAAGCTCGGCGTCTCTAGTAGAGGTAGCGGAAACGTTAACGATATGGATGGCCGGGTCAGTGATTTTGAAATCATCACTGTTGATATTGTTGCTCAACCGAGCGCTCCAAATGCATATCCCAAAGCAATTTATGAAGGACTTCAGAATATGAAGTACGGAAATAAAGTGTTAGAGATTGCTAAGGATGCTCAGGGCAACAAGAAAGTACAACGATACTTAGCTGAGGAAGTAAAACGCCTCATCACTGAACTAAAACTTTAAAAAGGATTAAAGGTATGCTAGATGCTATCAAACCATTACTTGAAAGTGGTCTAATCAACGAAGACGTAGGCAGAGAACTTAACGAAGCCTGGGAATCTAAGTTGAACGAAGCCCGCATTCAAGTTCGTGCCGAACTCCACGAAGAGTTCGCACAACGTTACGAACATGATCGCAGCGTTATGGTAGAAGCCCTAGATAAGATGATGACAGAAAATCTTTCAGAAGAAATTGCAGAATTTCAGAATGAAAGAACAGCAATGAACGAAGACCGTGTAAAAGCACAGTTGAAGCTGCGTGAAAGTGCTACTAAGTTCAATGACTTCATGGTTACAAAACTAGCCGAAGAGATCAGAGAACTACGCAATGATCGTAATATTCAAATGGAAAATCAGAAGAAGCTAGAACAATTCATTGTTCACGCCCTATCTCGCGAAATCAAAGAATTCGCAGTAGACAGACAAGCAGTAGTAGAAGCAAAGGTCAGATTAGTTGCTGAGGGACGCAAGCAGATCGAAGCACTCAAGAACAAGTTTGTTGCTGAAAGTGCCAAGAGAGTTAGCAACATCGTCACATCCCATCTTAAGGGTGAACTATCACAACTCAAAGAAGACATCAAAGTCGCAAGACAAAACAATTTCGGCCGTAAGATTTTTGAATCTTTCGCAAGTGAATTCTCTGTCACCTATCTCAACGATAAGGCAGAAACCCGCAAGGTAATGAAGGCACTGGCACACAAGGATCAACAATTGGCCGAAGCTACTAGCAAGTTGCAACAAGCAGCAAAGCTCGTAGAAAGCAAGGATCGTGAAGTCCGAATCATCAAGGAATCAACTCAACGTGAACAGACATTAGGTAATCTATTGTCTACTCTCAATGAGGAAAAAGCCGGCGTGATGAAGAGTTTACTCGAAAGCGTCCAAACCCCCAAATTACAGGCCGCATTCGACAAGTATTTACCAGCAGTTCTCAATACTGGTTCAGATGCAAAGCCTGCAAAGGCCAGAACAACTGGATCCATTATCGTAGAAGCAACTGGTAATAAAACTGCACAGGTTCAGCCTGAAGTTGATATGTTGGAAAAAGACAACGTTATCGACATCAAGCGTCTGGCAGGGCTTTAATATAGACATAATTTAGGAGATTACATATAATGTCAAAACTACTTTTAGAAAGCCGTTGGGGCGAGACCAAAGAAGCTCTGTTAGAAGGCTTAAAGGGCAATCGCCGCTCAACAATGGGTGTTATTCTCGAAAACACCAAGAAGCAACTACTCGCTGAAAGTTCAGCAGGTACGACTACAGCTGGTAATATCGCAACTCTGAATCGCGTTATCCTCCCAGTAATCCGTCGTGTTATGCCGACTGTTATCGCTAACGAACTTGTTGGTGTTCAGCCAATGACTGGCCCAGTTGGTCAGATTCATACCCTTCGTGTTCGCTATGCTAACAGCTTGACTGATAACTCAGCAGCACAAACAAGCGTACAAGCTGGTGAAGAAGCACTTTCACCATTCAAGATCGCACAGGCATATTCCCGCGTTCAAGAAGGTACAACTGCAACTAACTACTACACTGGTGCAGACACTGCTACCCTAGAAGGTAACGGCGGAAAGCAAATCAGCGTACAGATCCTGAGACAAGCAGTCGAAGCAAAGTCTCGTAAGCTCCAAGCTCGTTGGACTTTCGAAGCAGCGCAAGACGCACAGTCACAGCATGGTATTGACGTTGAAGCAGAAATCATGGCAGCACTTGCTCAAGAAATCACTGCTGAAATCGATCAGGAAATCCTCCTATCACTTTCAACACTCGCTTCAACTGAGTATACCTTCAATCAGGCAACTGTTTCAGGTACTGCTACATACGTTGGTGACGAACATGCTGCTCTTGCAGTCCTCATCAATCGTGTTGCTAACTTGATCGCACAGCGTACTCGTCGTGGTGCTGGTAACTGGGCAGTCGTTTCCCCAGCTTCCTTGACTGTCCTTCAGTCAGCAACTACTTCAGCATTCGCTCGTACAACTGAAGGTACATTCGAAGCCCCAACTAACACTAAGTTTGTTGGTACTCTGAATGGCGCAATGAGAGTGTTCGTAAACTCTTATTCACCAGACACTCAGCCAGTACTCGTAGGCTACAAGGGATCATCAGAAACTGATGCAGCGGCATTCTATTGCCCATACATTCCTCTGATGAGTTCTGGCGTCGTACTTGATCCGACCACTTTCGAGCCGGTCGTATCATTCATGACACGTTACGGCTACATAGAACTCACTAATACCGCGAGCAGTTTTGGCAATGCCGCCGATTACGTTGGCGAGATAGCAGTACAAAATTTGACATTCCAATAGATCACGTTACAGTGATAACTATTAGAAAGTTATACAAGGTGGAAAAGGGGACTTCGGTCCCCTTTTCTTATGGTTATTATTGACAAACGCAGCAGACTATGATAAATAAAGATATGAAACACTTTATTTACAAAACCACTCATATTAATGGCAAGTACTACATAGGTAGGCATAGCACTGAAAACTTAGATGACGGATATATCGGTTCGGGTAGATGGCCATTATCTATTAAAGATAAATCTACACTAACACGAGAGATATTAGAGTTTGCGGATGACTTTGAAACATTGAAACAACGAGAAGGCGAATACCTTACCGAACATTACGGTAAGCCTAACTGTATGAATCAAAACATTGATCCTATTGGGTTCGGTACTGGAAAAAATAATCCTATGCTTAATCCTAAAGTCGCAGCAAAAATAACAGGTGACAATCATTACATGAGAAAAGATGCTGGGGCAAGAAAAACTGCAAGTGATAGACAAATAGAAGCATTCTCATCTGGTTCACATCCCTGGGTAACTAATCATCCTAACTTAGATGGTAGAAACGCCAAACTTGCATATGAACGAGGAACACACAACTCTATCACTAATAACCCATCAACCGTAAATGCTGAGAAGGGTACGCATCATTGGCAAAATGGCAAAAGTCCTAATGCTGATGGCAAACTCAATAAGAAGTTGATTGCTGACGGTACTCATAACTTCTTGGGACCTGACATGAACAAGAAGCGAGTTGAAGCGGGTACTCATAACTTTGTAGGATCAGAAGCCAACCTAGCACGATTAGCAGCAGGTACGCATCCATCACAGAAAAAGAAGACATGCGAACACTGCGGAAAGACCGCAAGTGTTGGTATGTATAAGCGTTGGCACGGTGAAAACTGTAAATCACGATAAATAGAAGATGCGTATAAAAGAATTATTTGAAAGTCAATTGGATGAGATAACCAGGCCGCCGTTGGTTCAGGCTGAATATATCCTATTCAAGGCTGGTTACAAGAGACTAGATAATAATGATGCAGCCTATGCTCAAGTCTATGCGAAGCCCGGTGCCGCCTATGTAATAAAACTATTCAAATCTCATGACACTGCTTATATGGCTTTTGTTGATCTTGCAAGAGCCAACAAAAACATACATTTTCCAGTATTCAAAGGTAAGATGATCAGGGTCACTGATCAATACCATGCTATACGTATAGAGAGATTGACGCCTGTTCTGTCTATACCAGAAGTAGGTAATGCCCGGACTGTAGCCGATATAATGGACAACTACATGATAGCTCCTCCGGATGAACACCGAGAACAGCAGATGGATATGATAGAAAAGAGTCAGCCGGGTATAAAAGCTGTATGTGATCTCATCGCCAATAAATTGTTACCAACATACGAACTTGATCTCCATAGCTTTAATATCATGATGCGTGGAAACGTGCTAGTAATAACGGATCCAGTGATGTAATGATAAATATATACATTATCAATAGGAGATAAAAATGACAGACACCACACTAACAACAGGTGAACAACTAACTTTTACCTATGATCAAGTATATTCCACAGAAGATGAGACAGTTGGTGCAGGAAAGACTGGCACTGGGGTTACTATCGTCAACGGAACACCGGTGTTCGGTAAAGTATCGCCTAACCTCACAGGCTCGGGTATAGCGATGAAGATCAATCAAGAACAATTTGATATTATTGCTAATACCAGTTCAGGACAGAATCCTTTGCACGGATATGTTTATACCGCTATCTGGGCAGAAGGCAGTACATATGCTACGACTCCAGTTGAAGTATGGTATGATACACTCGCATTGTTCGGCAATCCGTGTTATACACTATGGGTAATTGACCCTACTGACACTACTTATAAGACAGGAGCCACTGGTACTTACAATTTCCCAGTCACTATCGTGAATTCTCCTGATGTCAACGGTGGCCCGGTACCTAGTTAATTGTTGGTTGTGACAACTTCTAGACAATATGAAAAAATGCGTTCTGGTAAATAGATCGCTCGTTGGCACGGTGATAACTGTAAGAAGAAAGATAGCTAAAATGAAAATCCATGAGATGACCATGCGAGGTGGCGACTTCAATGATGTTGCTAACAAATTTGTTGCCGCCAAAAAAGATGAATGGAAAAAGAACGGCAAACATGTAGGTGATATTGAGAACTTCTCAGTATCACAAGATGGCTATTATTTCTCTATCTGGGACAATGATGAAATAGTTGCTTGTACTTCTTTAAAAGGTTCTACTGATACAAATATAGTAGATGATGTATGGGTAAATCCTGAGTATAGAGGACAAAAAATATTCTCTAAACTTATATGGTTCTACAAGACTAGACTGAACAGAGATAACATATTAATAGGACAAGTCCATTCTAAAGATATGCAAGAAGTCATAAAAGGACTTAGTAGATTTGACAAGTATTGGTATAATATTGAAACCAAAGAAAAGAAGCCATTTTCATCAGACACCCTTGATGATTTCTACTCGTACACACAGATCACGCCATGGAGACTGATGTTAGAGAATGCTGGTGATTTCTCAAGTTGGCCTAAATTTACAGAAGGTAAAAGCTTTATGTCGGAATCATACGATCCTTACATAGACTGATATGTTCGTTGGCACGGAACTATAAATACCATAAGGAACAAGAAATTACCATTATGGAGAGATCGTAACCTATCTTGGATAAATAAGTACTGTGTAAGGAATGGATAAGAAAATGTTATGTACGAAATTAATACTTAAGGATTTGATTTCAAAAGCTCCTATAATAAATCCTATATACCGTAGTGCATTCCTTTCTAACCCTGAATCAGACTTTATATATATTCCTATACAAAAGAACGCCCATACTTGGACTGTGAATGAACTTCTTGCTAGGGGATTTACTAATAAAACATTTTTTCATAACCCAGAATACATCAATGCGAAAGACACAATTGTAGTTTTACGCGATCCCATAGAAAGATGGATTTCTGGGATGGCAGAATATTTTTCTATAGCATTGTGGGATATGAAGTTGCTTGATACTTCAACCGACGTTATAGATGAAGAAATGTTAGAAATTATTATAAACAAAACAGAATTGGATCAGCATACCAGATCACAAACTGATTTTATTAAAAAAATTAATATGAATAAACTCATATTTTTTAACTTTCACGACAACTATACGATGCGGTTTAGGGATTTTTTAAATTCACGTGGCTTGCTGCAAGATGGAGTAAACTGGGCTAAGTTGAATAGCACTGATACCAAATTCAGAACCCCGCATAAAACACTACGGTGGGTTACTTTTTTCAATGAAGTCCTAAAAAACCCACAATATCTCAAAAAAATACAAAATTTCTATGAAGAAGATCAAAAACTGATAGATTCCGTTAAGTTCTATCAATAGTTCAAGAAATCCTAGTATCACCGTCTACTGTAGCATTGTAGATTGACTTGCGTGCTGTACGCATTTTCTTATTATGTATTCTAGCACAATTAGCACATAAAGTCAAGAGATTATTTTTTGATTTGTTGTTTTTATTACCATCTCTGAAGACGAGGTCTAGCTGAACCTTATCCTGTGGTACAAATCCGCATTCCTCGCATATCATTTTCTTATGCTGTAGGTGTTTGAATCTGTCATTATATAATGCTTTAGCACAATCAGTGCAATACTTTTGCCATTGCTGGAAACCATATTTGCTTCTGCCGTTTGGTTTGGCTAGAGAAAAGTTGCAGTGAGAGCATACAGGTCTATGTGGCTGTTGAGTGTGCATACTATTATTTATTAAGATTTATTAAGATCTCCTAGAATCTTAATTACACTGCCCAAAAATTAAAATTCTGATAAATAATATAAAGGTATAAAGCATGACTTCAACAGCAAATACATTTAATTCGGTTGGCGGCTTCTCCGTTGGAATACCTCCGGTACCGCTTGCTGACGCTAGTGGTAATGTTGTAACCAATGTTAATACTACTGGCAATGTCACTGCTAATGTAGTCTATGCGACATATTACAAATTAGCCAATGGTGCACCGTTTACTGGTACTCCCGGTGGAAATTATAACCAACTACAATTCAACAATAGTGGTTCGTTTGGTGGAGTTCCTAATGTAACTTGGAACGGTAGCTCATTATCATTAGGTAGTGTCTCCAATCTTAGTATCGGTGGCGGTACCAATGGATATGTGTTGCAGACAGATGGCGCAGGTAATCTAACTTGGACAGCCCAGTCTGGTAATGGCGGTGGAAACGGAGTTCCAGGCGGCACTAATACCCAGATTCAATTCAATAATGCAGGGTCATTTGGAGGAGCAGCTGGCTTTACCTTCAACAATACTACTGGATTGATGACAGTTCCTAATACGAGCGTAGGAAATATCACTGCGATCTCTAGCATCATCGCTCTAGGAACGGCGAACCTAGGTGCAGTATCTAATGTCACTATCACTGGCGGCTCTGCAAACTATGTGCTGGCTACTGATGGTGCCGGCAATCTAAGTTGGGTCGCGCAAACTGCCGGCGGCGGCGGGACACCAGGTGGAAGCAACACTCAAGTACAATATAATAGCAGCGGCAATTTTGCCGGTAGCCCCAACTTCACATTCAACGCAGCAACAGGTGCATTGGCTGCTAATACTTTTGTAGGTTCAGGCGCGAATCTTTCCAACATCTCCGCAGCCAATGTCATTGGTACAGTAGCAAATGCGACTTATGCAACAAGCGCAGGTACTGCTACAACTGCCGGTACAGCAAACTCAGTAGCAGGCGCGAATGTCAGCGGTGCAGTAGCTTATGCAACTACAGCTAACTCAGTAGCAGGCGCGAATGTCAGCGGTGCAGTTGGTCTTGCTACTTACGCTACGACAGCCAATGCAGTAGCCGGTGCTAATGTCTCGGGTGCAGTAGCATTCGCAACTACTGCAAATAGCGTAGCCGGCGCTAATGTCACGGGTGAAGTATCTCATGCTGCGATTGCTAATTCAGTTGCTGGAGCAAATGTAACAGGTGCAGTAGCTTATGCAACTACAGCTAACTCAGTAGCAGGCGCGAATGTCAGCGGTGCAGTCGCATACGCAACCACTGCAAATTCAGTAGCTGGTGCCAATGTCAACGGACCGGTGACTGCACTAAACGCTAATATTTCAAATGTTAAAATATCTGGTGGTACAAATGGTTATGTGCTGCAAACTGACGGTGCAGGTAACTTAAGCTGGACTGCACAAACAGGTGGTGGTGGCAATGGCACTCCTGGTGGTTCTAATACACAGGTACAATACAACAATAGCGGAGTCTTCGCTGGTAGTCCTGCATTTGAATTTGATCAAACAACCAACACACTATCTGTAACTAATTTTTCTGGTAACGGCGCTGGTCTATCTGCTATAACTGGTGCAAATGTTACCGGTACTGTAGCTAACGCAAGTCATGCAACTGTTGCTGATTCGGCTAATTCAGTAGCTGGTGCTAATGTCAGTGGACAAGTAGGCAATGCATTGATTGCTGGTACTGTCTACACTAATGCACAGCCAAACATCACATCAGTCGGTACATTAACAAGTCTTAATGTAGCTGGCACTAGTAACTTAGGACCTGTAGGTAACATCACAATTACTGGTGGTTCTAATGGTTATATTCTACAAACAGATGGTTCAGGTAACTTAAGCTGGACAGCACCATCAGTTAACAACGGTATCGCAAATGGTAATTCAAATGTAAGTATACCTGTTGCTAATGGTAATGTTAATATTAGTGCAGCAGGAAATGCTAATGTTCTTGTTGTTACTGGCACCGGTGCTAATATAACAGGAACTCTCAACACAACAGGATTGGTAACGATACCAAACACAGCAGGCGGTGCAACTGCTATTGCGTTAGGCAATCCAACTCAAGGCAATTTAGTGAGCAATGCAGTAACATTGACAAATTCATCATCCGTATCCAACGCTATCGCGCAATTGAACGCAGTACTAGGTAAACTGGTTCCTCCTTCTCCGCCTGATTTCCCTGCAGGTCAAACTCTTTCTATCACTGGTTTGTCAACATATCGTATGACAAACTACACTCAGACTGATAACACTCCAGGTGCAAATAAAAATGTCTCCGGCGGAACTACAGTTAGCAGTGTATTGAGAACTGGAACTTATGTCACAAGCAGTATCACAACTGCTGGTCCAGGTAGTCAGGGTGTAATAAGTGCATATCTAAACGGCGTCAATGCTGGCAATGTAACACTGTCTTCGTCATTGAACGCAAACGGCACATATGGTAATCTAGTGGTATTCAATAACTATGATTATCACAACGCTAATGCAAATGTCGCTGCAGGCTTCTGGTCAGTATTTTCTGCTAACGCAACAGGTGCTGTAACACAGGGCTGGAATGAAGTCTATATCTCAGACAGTGCTACGAGTAATACAAACACACCTGTATGGTTCTACGACTCTAGTAACCCAGGAACTCCTACATTTAGCGGAGTGACTATCACCCCACCTGTATCACCTAGCTACACTTACTCAAGCACGGTGCCGCACTACAACAACACAAATATATTCACTCTAGCTGCAAATGTCAATAAGTTAAGTGGTAATATGTATCCAACTAGCGATACATTTGTCACAGGAACAGCAGGCGGCGCGTTCGGTGCACCGGCTAGCTTAACATATTCAGCAGCTAACATCACAACTCCTCTAGCACAGAATCTATATGTAGCTTCAGGTAACGCTCCAATCTCTACTACATCAACTATCATATCAGGATTTGGTGTAAGCAGCACTGGTCCTTCATTGTCAGTCACTAACAGCTATAATGTAGGCACTCAAGCATACACTACTGCACTAGCAGCGAATGTCCTGTACAAAACAGGCAATGTAAGTTCAGCGACTGTAATTCAAGAAGCAAATGTCTATG